TCGGGGCGCTGCAGTTGGTTAGCCATCAGCGCCGCCCATCAGGCCGAATGTCGAGGCGGGGGTTACCCAGCTGCCAGCGCACGCCCAGCGCAGTAGACTCAACCTTGATGGCGAGCTGTCGCCCACGTACCCGGACGTAGACCTGCCCGGTGAACGCTTCGATAGGCACCGTCGTGGTGCGCGTAACAGTCGCGGCGTCGGTGCCGCCGACGGATGCGGGGGAGGTATAGCCCGACCCAGCGTTGACCATGGGGAGCAGCGTCATAGTCATACTGGGTGAGGCCACATCAGAGCCGTCGAATGTGACGTCTGGCAGCACCCGCCACAAGAAGGAGAACTTGTCGCCGTTGTCGAGGTCGAACGGCGAGGACGAGATGAACGCATGGATAGCCGCCGGGGTGCCGGTGGTGTTGTCGTCGTTGCCTTCCTCGTGGTTGACGAGGTTGTTCTGGTAGGTAGCCGCCAGCGGGTAGTTACGCAGCCCCGAGTCCAGCCACGCAGTGCGCCCGAGCTCACCATAGTACCAGACGTTCTCCACGTAGTTGTAGACTACATAGCGATCATTTTCGGTGGAGCCGGCGGAGCAGTAGAACCACCACACTTCGTGGTACGCCTCGTTGGTCCCCGCAGTGACCTGCAGATACTGGGAGGTGTTCATGTTGTCGAAGACGAAGCGCCGCAGGTCAGACGGCAGGGGCTGCGCGCGACCGTCATAGCGGTAGAACTTGTCCTTACCCATCCAGTAGGCGACGCCGTTTGCGTAGGCCACGGCGTTCTGCGACGCGATGGAGATATTCTCACCGACAAGCTGTGCAGCCCACACCCCGGCTCCAGCACCGACATACTGAAGTGAGTACAGGCTAGAGTCGGTCCACACGAGGACTTCCTGTCGAGATTGTGCCGCGGTCACGATCTCGGAGCCCCGAGACAGCCGCAGGTCGCCCGCTTGGTTTGTTGCCGCCGGGGTCCAGTTGGCCGCGTCTTCTTGGTCCGACCACCGGATGAGCATGGGGTCTTGGATGCTGGTGCCGAGCTCGTTGCACCCGAACGCGAACACGAACCGGCTAATGTCGGACACGAGTATGTGGTTCTGCACCGTGGGTGTGTTTGACGCACCCCCCAGCGTTGACAACGCGACAGCACGGGTAGCCAGCCCGCCAGTTGCGTCCCAGTAGTATATCTGGCCGCCGCGCGGCCCGAAAACGAGGTCCTCGCCAAAGTTGGCTTGGCTCCACAGCCGCAGCGCGTCGGTAGATGAGGTGCCGACGCCCCATGTGCCAGACCCCCACGAGGACGAGCCCCAACCGGTCAGCGGTACTGTGAAGGCCGGTCCGACGTTGATCTGGTAGGCAGCGGTTACCGTGCCACCACCCGTAGCAGTGCTAGACGCAGGAGTGCCTGCGTCGATGGTGTAGGTCGTACCGACCGAGTAGCTGATCTGGTACTCGCCGTTGAGCGTAAGCCCGCCTACAGCCGTCGCCCCGCTGAAGGTAACGAAGTCCCCGTCAATGTACCCACCAGCGGCGTCGGTAACGTCGACAAGCGGCGAACCCGATGTGGTCGAGAAGGGGTTAGTTAGCGTCTCGGTGTCGCGTAGCGGGGTGACGTCGTAGTATGAACCGCCTTGGTTCAGGTAGAACTTGAGGTTAGTGCCGACGCCGATGAGGTTCTGCGAGCCTAGAGTTACCCAGTTCCATAGCGACCTGCACACGCCGAGGTATGTGTCCGCGGATATACGCGTCCAGCCCCCGATCTTCTCGGGGGAGCCCTGCCGGAACCGAATCTTGTCGCACTCGTACCAGCGGCCCTCGTTTGTGTACCGCGTGTTTTCGCGGTTGACTCCGGGCGCTAGACGTACCTTCTGCAGCGGCATGGCTTACCTCAATTAACGCCCCCTAGCATGGGTGGGAGAGCTGTGACCTGCACGGTAGCGCTGCGCCTCAGCTCTAGGTGTGCACCGCAGGCGGCACAGGTTGTAGCGGCTAGCTCCTCGGCGGTTAGGTCGTAGCCACAGCTGGCACAGACGATGTCTACCGTGTGCGTAGGCTGTACCGTGCCGTCTTCGGCGATGTCAGGCTTGTGCGCGATACGCATGAGGCTACTCCGAGATTACTGGGCGCAGCCTACATCAAGCTGCGCAATAAGGTAAGCACCGGTCATCACCGACTTAGGCCCACCGTCTTCATAGAGTGCACCAGCGTGGGCCGTGCGACTGTCCTTGGTGGCGTCGCAGACGGCGTTACTGCTGGGAACGGTCGCGCAACCAACCGCGAGCGGCATCCACACTGCTAGGGCGATCCACTTCGTCGATGCGCTTCCGGGTATCCACATAGTTTTCGGCCTCCTTGCGCTTGGCGTCAGCCTGAGCCGATTTTCTGCCACCAAACCATGTTGCTGCTAGCGCCATGACGAAAACGCCGACCGCCGTAGCCCATAGCTGGAGGCGCAGTATCATCGGACACCTTCCGCGAACTTCTTGATCCGCTCACGCATGACCCATGCTGCAGCGAGAATGACGATGCCCGCAAAGATGAGCGCGACGAGCTGCGCCGTGCCGTCAAGAGCGCCAACAGCAGCGATCCCAGCACCTGCACCCGAGGCGATCTGCACTGCCGACGCCTGCACCGTCGTGGACTGAGCTACGCTCTCTCTGGGCACATCCGGCGCGGGGGGCCGCGGCTCATCATAGTCCTTCAGGAACAACGCAACCTCGGCCTCACGGCGCCGCACAAGGCCGCGCAGAACCTTGCCGCCAGCCTTGTTGAACCATGCCATCGCCTCGGCGCAGCCCATCATGTCGCCCGCATTCCACCGCTTGAGCGCCGTGGACTTCGCGAAGGCCGGCGTGCCGATGTTGTAGGCGAGCGAAACGAAGGCGCCGAACTGGTGAGGATTAGGCTGCTGCTTGAACAACGGCAGGATTTCCGCGGCGAACTTTTCAAGGCCGAGGGTCAGCATCTCCTCGGCCTGCTTCTTCGTCCACTTGTCGCCCATCTTCACACCGGGCCCGTAGCCCGCGCGGTTGGTGTAGCCGTAGCCGATGGTGACAACGCCGGCAGGGTCGAAGTAGGCATCGAGCCGCAGACCTTCGAACCCCTTGACCAGATTGATCGCTTCCTGAGGTAGGTTCATTTGCGTAGCGCCTGCTCTATGCTGTCCAGCTTGGCGAACACGGCCTTGAAGTTCTCGCGCATTTCCTTGAACTCGCGGTCGTGCGCGGTCTTCTGCTCGGACATGGTTGCGCGGATGACAGCGATCTCGGTCTCGTGCCGCTGCTGCCGATTGAACATGAAGATCACGAAGCCGGTAACCGGCGCGACGATCCACTTCATTACCGTATCGAGTAGTTCCATGCCCGGCCTCATGTGGCTGTAACGCGTTCTATGTCGTCCTCAACACATTCGAGGCCGTACTGGATTTCGACTACCCGCAGAACCTCGTCGAACGGGTTAGCGAGACAATGCCACGAACCGCAGTCGATTTCCACAGCATCATGCTGAGATAACACAGCGATGTCACCCTCGAGACAGGCCACCGCCCGACCCTCGGCGATGTGCCAATGCTCCGAACGATGGCGATGCCGCTGCATACTCAGCTTCTGCCCCGGCTCGACGACGAGTTCCTTGACCTTCACGCCCGGTGCCTCATGCAGCACCCGGTAGTGGCCCCACAGCTTCTCGACAGTCGGAGCCTGCCACTCGCGCAGAATCCACGACGACGAGTTCTGCTTGTCCTCACCACCGACGCCGAAGACGAAGGTCACACCCTTGGCCGTCATCTCGGGGATGTTATCGCGTGTCCGATCGCCCCCGTTGGCAAAGATCAGCCTATCCTGCGGATAGAGCGCGCGGACAGCCTCAATTAACTGCAAGGCAGTTCCGTCCTTGTCGTCAAACGAGATCGCCGCATCGACGCAGCCCAGCGCACGGATGATCGACAACCGCTCTTGCAGAGGCATGAAGGCGCGACCCTTCTTGCAGATCAGCCACCCATCCGAGTTGACGCCCACCACCAGCCTGTCGCCCAGCTTCGCCGCCGCCGTGAGATAGGCGATGTGGCCGCTGTGCAGAGGATCGAAGCCGCCGCTGACGATCACCGTTCTAGGCATAGGACTTCTCCTCGATCAGGGTAGACCTGCTCGCGACATTGATCCGCCGCTTGATGTCAGCACGCTTGTCGTTTGTGATGTAGACCGAGCGCGCCAGCGCGACAAACTCGTCGTCGAACTCCTGCCGCTTTTCCTTCACCCTGATGCGGTCTTCGATCTCCCAAAGCTGCGAGTTGACCGCCTTTAGCTCCGCCTCCAGCTCCGCGTGCCGAGAGTAGCGGGCTACCTCCGAAAGATAGCCCAGCTCTTTCTTTACGTTCGCTAGCTTGCTCGCGTCGGTGATGCGCTCGGACTTGATCTGCAAGATGCTGATCTTGTCGAGAACCTCACCGACGCTAACAGGAACCTCAAGCATGAGCAGCGATGGCGTCGTTGAAAGGCTTCAGGTCGAAGCCAGCAGGCCACTCTTTCGCCACCTGAATCTTGAGGTGATCGACGTTGCGCTGCACGGTGCCCGCCCAGTCCTCATCGCTGTCGCCTTCGGGCTTGCCCTTGTTGAGCAGGTTCACGCTGTCCATTGCAGCGTTGTAGGTGCCTTGCCAGTTTTCTTCACTCATTGTCGCTCTCCTTAAGCGGTTAAACAGTAGGTGTTGATCGGCTTGTTCTCGATCTTCACCGTCAGTGCCGAATATGCCTCAACCACGCTGCGCGGATGAACCAAGACGTTGCGCGGATCGGCGGGATCGAACTTCCGTGCGTCCCACTTCTTGCCCATGTGGAACTGCATGTTGGTGTTGTGGCCGTAGCCGAATTGCGTCGGCGGTGTGCTGCCCCAGATCACGACACCACGCTTCTGTGCGCTGGCCGAGAAGTGTTGCAGGCTGCTGTCGATGCCGATGAAGCCCTCAGCGCCTTTCAGCATCTCGTGGACCACGGCCCAATGCTCGCCGCACTTGATGCTGCCGTGATAGCCCGGCTCGTTAGGCAGAGTGCAGTCGATGATCGCCACGTTGGGATAGGCCGCACGAAGGTGGCTGACGACCTGTTGAGCCAGATAGGC